TGATGAAACGTAATAGGTGGTCGCATTGGTTAGCAACGGCAGGCAAAGAATAAGTATTAATAGTTGTTTCATTTCGTCAAATTTCCGGTTAACAATACTCTTGCCGGGCCTTCAAACATCAGCTCAGCCTTGCCGTACTGCTGAATGCGCCGGTAGCCGGTAACACTTAATAAGCTTATTCCCGACATCGGCAATATGGTTACAGCCCCGCTAAGCCTATAAACATTTACCTTATAACCGCCCGTTCCATGCCCTGCGTATATCGTGCAGGTTGAATAACAGAAAATATTTGCCCCGTTATCACCCTCGCCTATTGTGTAGCTTGTGCCGGTTACGTTGATGCGTTTGGGCGTGTCAATTACGGTAATGGGAATGCCTTGCTCGAGGGTGGTAACACGGTTGTTTAAGCTGGTAATGCTTGCCGGTATTGGGCTGATCGCTGATTGCAATCCGCTTATGTCCGATGTGGCTTTGTTTACCTGTCCTATGATTGTAGGGTGCACACCCAGCTTATCGTACTTAGCCGCTCCGCTTTTAGGTGTAAGGAGCAAAGTATTATCAACTTCGGTTGTGTCCTTAACATACGTTTGCGCTGATGCGGTGCAGGCAGAAATGATAAGGATGATGGTGAGTAGTTTTTTCATTGAATTGTTTTTATTGGCCTACTAATTGGAACTGGAAGCCGTGGAAATTAATTTCGTTTTCGCTTTCAATATTTCCTTCGATTGAATCAAATACCACATTGTCGTATGCCCTGTAACCGTTCATTGAACCGAATTTGTTTACTGCCAAACTGATTGGCCTTGATGAAAGGGAATTGAGAAACTTAATACCCTCATCGTTTGAGCCTTCGTTGATGTCAACGCATTGCACCGTACCGAAGTAAAATGACTGTGGTACTTCCTGCTCAGAAATGATTTTAAGGTCTGCGGCGTTTAATACGCACGGGTAAAAACTTTCAATGGTTTTACCTGTCTTTTGTAAAATGATTGCTGAGATTAAGTCGAACGAAAAAGTCATGTTTATTTTTTAATGGTTATGAAATAATTTTTAATAAATAACAACAACCCCGCCTCTCCAAAAGCTACCAATGCTTACTAGTATTTGAACATCCTGAAATTCTACTCCTACCCAATTTGTGCTACCTCCGATTCTTTTAGGTGCATTTGAGCCGTATGGAGCCGAATAATTATCTGCACCATCGGCATTTATTATCGTAATCTTACCGCCAATAAATGAATCCGGATCAGGAAGATTTATAAAATGAGAACCATCGCTGCTGCCATGTTCAATTAGATAAATTCCCGGCTCTGTTATATCGTAATCGGCGGACGCCAAATCGATTCCTGTAAATGTTTTTTCTAAGCCGTATCTCCACTTTACCAGCGTGTCCGGGTTGATCCTTATTTTATTACTATCCCCTGATGTGTATGCTTCAAGTGGGGCATCGACAAAGATTGTGTCTGAGGTGGAACCGGATGATACAGGAATCCTGTACATCCTATTGCCGATCATTCCCAAGGCAAAGTCAGGGGTTGCAGTAACAGTAGGATTTAATGTGAAATTCAGGCTGTCGCTACTTACAAATCCAATATTATCCTTCAATATTTCGATATTATGCGATTCGCCTGTTCCCTCTGACCTTATGGTTATGCCCGCTATTTTTACATTTAATGTCGATGCATCGCCACGATCAAATTGAGAATGTACTTTAAATTCATTGGTACTATCTACATATAAATTATTGCCTTGTGCAGCTATGCGGTTTGTTTGCGTAAATACGTTGCCATTAATAAACGCTTCCTCTAAAGTGGTTGCACCTGAACCACCGCCCGGTATTGCCTGCGTTGATACAAGGCCGGTATCGTTTACCACAACCATGCGCGTACCGCTACCCGCTAAATTCCTGTGGATGATGTCGCCTGAGTAATTCTCAAATGCAATATTTCGACTTGTATTAAGCGAAGCAATAAACGGCTTGTACCTGAATCCCCTCAATGCGCCTGTACCTAAAACGCCCTGTGTGTAAACTGGTTGAGCGTCAAAGACGGTGTAGTTGATTGAGTTTGCCCCGGTAGGACTTAATGTAGTTGTGCTGGAAAATGTTGCTACTTCGCCGCCGCCGGATGCAGGATTGTAGCTACCAATTATATTAAACTGATTGCCGGTATTGTTTCCGATCAGCCGCCAAACGCCGACGATGTTTGATCCTGCCCACATATTAACAGCGTTCCCAAAGCCCTGAGCAATACCATTTCTGTTTAGGCTATTGTTTGATGGATTGGAAATATAAAATCCTTCCTGAGCAACCATTATTGTGTTAGTATGTATTCCGGCTGTATCCCATGCGCCGGGTGTATAATTACCTACCTGTAAATCTCTTTTAATCCTTACGCGTCCTGTGTTAGCGTTTCTGATTTCGTTGCCAACAGAAACCCACAAAGCCGTATCAGCAGGCGGTGAAACAAATACCCCTGTATCTGTAACTAAAATATAAGTGAGTGCAAGTTCTGTGGATGATAAGGATGGCAGAGGTAAAGCTTCACCCTCTGTACCTTGACCATAAGTAGTAACGCTGGACGTATTTACTTTTATAACATCAATCCTGCCCGTATCGCCCGCAGCGGGTAATGTTATGGTAGTATCACGGGTAACATAGGTAACGCAGTCTATGGCATACACAGCAGCGGTTACCGTGAATGTTAATCCGGATGTGTGGGTTACAAGCCCTGTGCCAGCAGAAACGCCGTTGTATTGCGATAATGTACCAACCGGTGTGCTTGCCCCGCCCTGCCATGTGTAGAACGTAAAGGCGCAGCCGGTTTGCACGATGGTTACCGAATCAACGCCGGAAACGCCGCCGCCGGATATTGGCGACCAATAAGAACCGTTGCCAGCGAGTAATGTTGTGCCGATGCGAGCAATGCCGGTTTTGTTTACCGTTGTGTCCGATGGTATCCAAAGTAAATCAGTTACTTTAAACCTGCCGGTAGTGTAACCGTATTGCGGCAATACATGGTAAATCTGCGCAGATCCCGAAAAGGATATAAACAATAACGCTATGATTAATAATTTTCTCATCTAAGTGGAATATCAGCGCATGTGTTATCGCTGGTTGTTGTGATGTTTAATGTTATTTCTACGCCTGCCAGGTAATCCTCATACTTATCTGAAATAATCCTGAATGACGTTTGATCTTCGATGAAATACGGCCTTTTGCCCGTGCGAATAATGCTGATAATGTCTGAAGCAATTTGCAATTGATCACTGATAACGTCCTGCTCAAATAAGTTCTCTTGGCCTGACTTATCTAAGAAAAAAAACTGCACATTATAAACCTGTTCCTGCCCTTTATTGAGTGTACCATCAACAACTGAGTAGCAACATAGCGGAAACTCAGGTTGTCCGTCTTTGAATATCCACTCGCCCGGTGTCGCATTTTTTGCGGTTCTTATCATCGCATGACTTTCCAGCAGGCTTTGGATTGTTCTTATTATTTGATTGTACGTCATGCAGTAAAACTTTGTCTATTAATTTTTGCTTGTATTTCATCGGTATGTAAAAATGAAAAGTTCACCTCCGTTCGTAATATCTCCGGTGGGTAGCGTTACACGGGAGCCAACGATTTGCAAATAGGCTGTGTTTGTTGTGGTTGATGCCGTGATGCCTTTAGCAAGCCCTGAGCGTACCGCTGTCATTACTGTGCGCCCACCAAGTACGGATACATCAAAGAAAGAAACGCCTGCATCCGGCGTAACCTCTACCCTTATCGGCGTTCCCGATATTGCGCTGTTATTATATGACCGTGTTTCAGGGTTCACATAACTACCGCCTAAATAGATCGGGCATGTATATGCTTTTGTTTCCGGGAAGATGACATCAAGGCCGCTGCCTGGATTAAAGTATTCTGAAAATAACAGGTAGTTTTCACGCAGGTAATTAATAATCCTTTGCTTGTAAAACTCTGCCATCTCTTTATACTTGCTTGATAGCAGTTCAATATCCGCACGGGATGGCGCAAGGCTTTCCTCAGATGTTTTTTGCAATACACCTTTGGAAAAAAACTGGTAACTGAGCGACAAGGGAAGTAGGCTCATTGTGTACCACACAACGCAGTCCGTAACATAGTTATCTAAAAACGCTTTTTCATCATTGGTTAAATTACCTGCGTCAATGCCGGTCTGCAGCCGTGAATAAAACGTGCTACCAAGCGCGGGCTGAACATACATATCCTGCGCAAGTTTTATCTGATGGAAAAGCTGATCACCTGCAATGGCATTACTTATGCCGGTGCGGTCTTTTAGCTTTTCTTCGTTTATAAATAAAATGTTTGCGCTCATTAATTAGATTTTCTTAGTACGGTTAATGCATTCCATTGATGACGGCATGATGGGCGTGGTATGCCTGATGGCTGCGTGAACCATCCGCCCCTGCGATCCCATACACTGTATCCCAGGCGTTCACTTATCCTTTCAATATCCGACCGGCTCCATACCTTTGCTTTGCTTAACTCCATCATTTTAGCACAGAAAGGACGGTTTTTTTCATCTTCCGGGCCGCTGTATGTGTACCTTAAAAGAATATCTACCGTAGTTGGTTTATAGTCTTTTACCGGCGTATCGGTTGCAGTCCTTTCAACAATATCATCCTCGCCTACCTTTACGATCTGCGGCGCAAGTACATTCGCTTTTTCAAGGTTTGATATTAATCTGTTTACAATAGCAACATCCTGCTTTAAAGTTTTGGCAATAACTTCAGCGGTTATGCGCTTATCCTTTTTGATTAAGTTGATTATGTTTGATTCCAGTTCTGATAGTTCTTTTACGTCCGCAAAATATTCAGCTTCACGGGCAGGCTTAGACGATAATATTTCGTAGTCGTTTATATCTTCGCCAAACTGCGCAAACTGTTCAGTAATTGCAAAGTCAATTTCTTCCTGATCTGAAAATTGCTGATCCATACTGTCTGCGTCAAGCATGGTAGCAATATCTTCATCTGATAAAGCCCAACTATTTTTAAGCATCATGGCCGCCTGGTTACGGTTCAATAGACCTTTCTTATACTTCTTTACAATCCTATCCATGTGCTGAAATTCTCGGCCACTCATTCCTTTCAGGTTTGAATTGACAGCCATTTGCCCGCTAACGTCAAACGGGGCCGCTTGCGGTGCACCTGATGACTTGGCCGGCGGTAATGCGTAATATTTCTGATCTACGCCCAATTTGTCAAGGAAGTACTCACGGGGCATAACTTCCAGCAGCAAATCTTCTTTAATAGAGAATCCGAGCGGTTCAACAGGTGTAATTTTATAATCGCCTTTATATCCTACAAATTCAAGTATCTTATTGAACACTTCCTCATGCGCCTGCTGGCGTTCGTTAACGTAGGTGTTATTAAATATTTCGTATGCATCCACGATCTCAGAACGACCGCCTAACTGCCCCTCAGTTTTAATGCCGAATAACATAGGGCTTGTTACCTGATGCGATGCAAATATTTCCTGCTGAATGAGGTTATTGATGTTGGTGAAATCTTCCTTTGTAAGCATCGTCTGAGATAGCGGCAGTATTTCTGCGGCGTTATCTTTCGACGGGTTAAACATGATCACGACACGATCCCCTTCGCTGCCGGTAAATTTCTTTTTCAGTCCACTTTCGACGGCTGCTTTTTGTTCTTCATGCGGTTCACCGTTGTTAAGATTGATAAGAGTAGTTGCAACGAATCCATCCTTTGCGTTACCTAAAATATGCCTGCTTACCTGTACATCTGATTCAATGTAGTTAAGTCCCTGGAAATAACTTGGCAGCGGGTAAACGTCTGATTTAGGGTTATACTGCTTAACAAAAAGGATTTGATTTTTATGCTCAGCAATGGTGGCGGGATCTGTGGAAAATGAATGATAGCATCTTGCCTCCTCTTTATTATCCTTCCAATCGTTTTTAACCTTAAATTCTGTCTGCTCTTTATTCGATCTTACTTTGTGAAATTCGATGTGATAAACGTCTTTGATCTTACCGAGCAGGTTGTAAATGATCTGTAAATAATAACCGCCGTACATCTCATCGTCAATGATGCATTTCTTTGCGACCTGGTTAAATGTTTCACCTTGTGTATTTGCTTTTACCGGAATGCCTTCAAAACCTTTACCATAGATATAATTTGCTTTGCCTTTAACGATTGCGCCGTGCTTCGGGCTTTCGTTATACAGGCCCATTAAGTAGTTAGGATAATCATCGTTTTTGCCAAACTGGATATACCCCTTGGCCTTTACTTCCTTAAATTCAGGCTGTTCAGCTTTGGCAAACTTTATGGTAACGATATTTTTATAATCAGTCATTGTAAGTCTTAAATGAATTTGATTGGCCGGAATACTTAACCGGGCTAAAATCTGTTGCAGCCCTCAGATACATGTAACCCTCCTCTACGATATTGCCAGTTACTGCCATGTCAGATGCAGACGCTTTTTCATATATACTATATACCCAAAAGCCATCTGTTGACGTACTGAAGTAACTATTTACAATTAGTTGAAATTTATCGTACCTGGCCGATGTGCTTGTGTTGGTAGCCATGACCTTTACTACATCGGAGGTGGTCTGGTTAGTAAATACAAAAAGGAAATACGGAGCCGAGATTGTGGCGTTTTCCGTACCGGTGAAATAAATGGTTTCAGTATTTCCTTTGCGTAAGTTGATCATATTAAAAAACCCCGTCTTGCAACGGACGGGGCAGTTTATAGGTTTTTCGTATTGTTAGCTTCCAGGTGTTTCCAAAGCAAGTCCGATGACTGAAGGAACGGTGAAAAAATCTTCCCTTTCCTGCCCGGTAAAATTCAGCGTGTAACCATTTGCATCACCTGCTCCTGCGCCCGTTTGCCCTTTTGATTCACCCATGAATAGGCCATTAAAGCGCCCGTACATACGGTAAGTGCCGTCTTTATCCAGCGTAACGGCAACGAGCCTGTTTTTTGCCAGCGTCATGATAATGTTACGGGTGGTAGCATCTCTTTTGTTGATTGGAAAATCCAGTATCTGATCGAAATACAATGTGCCGTTTTCAACAGATTTGATTGGATTGCTTTGTGCGTTGGCGGTTGACCTTGTAGGTACTTCAAACTTCCAGAATCGAGTACCTGATGCCTTTGTGATTGCCGATACTGCGCCGCTTGCATCCGTTACGATGGTTACGTTTTCGTACTCAGTAAAATAAACGGCATCAATGCCGCCCACGGCTTCGTCGCACTGTATCGCGTAACCGCCAATTAATTCGCAAAATGCCATTTGTTAAGTATTAAAAAAGGCGGCGTTTATTGCACCGCCTTTACGTTTGAAATATTGTTTTAGATCGCGGCTTTAAACTTCACGCACTCGTTTGTGAAGGCAACGTTTACACCCATCTTCCAGGCTCCACGGAATCTTACATCGTTGTTATCTTCGCTGTACCACATTTTCAGGCTGTTTGTATCTTCGCCTTCCAGGTCAACGCCCATTGCCACATTACCCATCCTGAATGCATACAGATCACCTGTACCATCAAGGCCATGCACCGCTTCTAAACGGATGCCAGTACCCGGTACTTTCAATCCACCGTAGTTTGAATCATCTTTGAAATCAAAATGGAAAAGGTTTGCAGCTACGCCAGCATCAACATACATGTCGTAGAAATCGTAACCGCAGAAGATGGTTGTTGATTTATCGCCTTTAAGGGCAGCAGGGATTGCATTTTTTACACCTTTAACAACAGCGATTGCGTTGGATGCGCTCAGTGTGGTTACGGTAGCAATACCAGTGAATCCAGATACGTTTGCGTTTACAGGTGAACCGGCATCGATTAATTTGATAAGTCCGTCAAACTTATTCAGGTTAACGTCTGAACTTCCAGTGTCGCCTTGCCATAAAGCGATCTCATTTTGGATGGCAATTTTTTCCAGTTTACGATCCAGGTACGCACGCTCAAAATCGGCATTACCAAAATCTTCGTAGGTACTACCGGCTTTCAATGCTTCCTGAGTGAACTTTGTTTCCAGGTCTTTAGGACACAGTTTTTCTTCCACTTTAATCTTGCCCACGGTAACCGTACGCTGAGTAAATGAAGTTGTACCTGATGGATCAAACGAGCAGCTATCAGCCTGGAAAATCGCATCAGTTTCCATCAATGGGATAGATACTGCACTCTTAACTTTGGTTAACAGGATACCGTCTTTCACGATCATTTTTTGCGTCTTTGCACCCATAACGGCAGAAGTCAATAAAGGCTTCAACTGTTGCCTTGTGTAATCGCCTAATGATGCTACATCAAATGCCATCTTATTTCGTTTTTTGGTTTTTTAGAATAGGTTTTTGGATAGGTTGCTGATAAATTCTTTATCATTCTCCCTTTTATCTTCTTTGAAAATGTTTGCTGTTTTTACGGTTGTATCCGGTGCGGCTGCTGGTTGATCAACGATAAGCTGAGATAGCTGTAAAAGCTGCTCAATAACTTTCGTTGCCTTGCCTAGCTTCACTTCGTATTCCGTGAATTTCTGTTCGTAGCTGGCAAACTTTGTTTCATACTCTCCAAACTTTTCGTTTGTAGCCGTTTCAAATGCGCTGAACTTTTGCCCCATGTCCAATTCAGGTGCGCCGTGTGCGTCCGGGGCTGCTGGTGCGCCTGGCGCAATTGCTGCAATGGCTCCGTTATCTGCAATGGTGATCTTTGTACCGTCGGCCAGTTCAATATCTCCGGGTAATGCTGGATTGCCGTCAATCATAACGATACCGCCTACTTCCAGCCTGTCAATCATTACCTCGCCGCCATCTTTCAATGGATATGATTGCGGGGCGGCAGGAGCTGCCGGAGGTGCGGCTGCGGCTACGGGTGTTGCCGGGTTTTGTAAATCGGCAAAAAATTCCTTAACCTTTGATAAAATTTCTTTAGCGTCCATACTATACTATATACTTTTTTAGATCTTGTTTAAAATTTCTTGTAATTGGCGTAGTAGCTGCTCATCTTTGCTTACCGGTTTTTCATAATCAAACATTCCTTCAACGCTGAAACCCTTTACCTGATTAGATTTTACTAAATCCCATACTTCCGGATTTTCTACGAAAAAACTACCGAACCAAGTGCCGTCCGGTAAATCCTTGAATGCGTCCAGTGGCTTTACCCCTCGCGCCGCGTTGGTGATAAAACTTTCAAACATCGTAACACCTTCCACTTGCATCGCTGCGTCGTGCATAAGGTTTACGTTCTTTTGATAGCCTTTCTTTGCGAACTTGATGGAGATGTTTTTGATTGTTTCCGGTGAAAACTTTACATAGTGTTCGCCGAACGTTTCCGAATTGCGGTAGATAAGTTGGTCAGGTATCATGAGCGGGCCGGTGATGATCCGCTGGTCTTCGCTGACAACCTGAAATTTTACCACGTCTTTGAATGCGATAAAATCACGCTTAATGGCGGGCGCGTCAACAAGTGCAACAAATGATACCTCGGCATCATCCTGCACCTGCTCGCTAATCTTTAAGTCGTATATGGGAAGCTCCATATACTACTATATACTTTTTTCGGTATTGTTTAATTTATGCGGGCTGCACGATTTAACCGCCTGATCCTTTCCTGATTATTTGTAACGTCCGTTTCCAGCACAAAGGCCCGGTTGCTGGCATTGCCGATTTGATTGATAGAATTTTGATCAAGTGTAGTCGTTTGAGCCTGTGGTGCAAGGGGAGCGGTTGCGCTGATGTTTGGCGTACCTCCACCTCCGCCGCCAGGTGTTTTAACTGATGCGATGGCCTTGATGTTTTTAATGCCAAGTCCGATGGTAGCGGCAACGGATGCAAACCTTGCTACCTGTGCAGCCGGGCCGAATATCCCGTAATTAGCGTTTAACGCTTTTGATGCAGCCGCGTATGTATCAATAGTAGCTGAAGCAATGGCAAGTACTTTACCCGCTGCGGTCTGCTTACCGGCGATGTCGGCAAATTTTGACAGGATGCCGCTGGTGTTTTCCGCTAACTGTATTTCGTTTTCAATTTGCTTTTTCTTTATTTCGAGCTGCTCATCCGCTGCATCTTTTTTGATCTTAGTGATGGCGTCCTCAGCCTGCTTTGCAAGGATTTGTTTCTGCAGATCCCCTTCAGCAAGAGTTGACAGTTCGACGGCTAAATCCGCTTTTATCTTTTCAATCTTAGCGTTTACATCGTTTGGATTGTTTAAGACATTCAGGTTTGCAAGTTTCTGCTGATTTTCTAATCGCGTCTGCTCGTTGGCCTGCTGCCTTTCCAGTTCTGCCAAATCTCTTTGGTCTTGTTCTTTCTGCATGCGGGCGTACAGTTCTTCGTCTTTCTTAGCCTGATCACGCTTTTGGCTGGCGATAGACTGACCAAACTCAGCCAAATCTTTTAAATACTTTTCCCGTGCTGCCTTTTGCTTTTCTGCGTTTGCCTTGTCAATAGCCCGGCCCTTTTCGGCTGCGTCCGCCTGATTTTCAAGCTGTTTAATTTCAAATTCATTGGATAGTTTCAACCGCTCCGCGTCAAGTGCAGCCGTACTGAATCCGTACTCTTTGGCAAGTTTAATAAGGCCGTCTAACGTATCTTTTTTACGCTTTATGCCATTTAGTTCAATGCCAGCTATTTCGGCATCGCTTTTGCCTGCAATCTTTGCCCGTAGCTTTTCAATATTGTTTAAACGGTCGATCTGCTCGTATTGACCTTTCAATGCATCGGTTACTTCTTTAGTTGCATCGGCAAGGGCTTTCTGTGAATTAATCTGATCCTCGGTAACGCCAAACCAGCTTTTAACTTTATCAATGATACCGCCTACCCACTCAGCAAATTCACGCAGGCCCGGTACTAAATTCAATAACGCCTCTTTAATATCCTGAAAATTGGCGATGACAAGGCCAAGCCCAACGGCGAGCGCACCGATACCGGTAGATATGATCGCAGCGCGTAACGTGCCGAATGCTTTTGTTACGCCGCCGATTAATTCAGTCTTTAATAATTTGAAACTATCCAGCGCCCCGGCAATGCCGCTTATGCCTTGCTGTAATGCCATAGCCGCCTGCACTTTCAAAAGTACCTGCTCAACATCTTTACCATTCTCGCCTACTAAACCAAGTAACCCCTGATATGTAGAAAATCCTGCGGTAATACCTTGAATAGCGCCGCCAAGTGCAACAAATTTCTTATCCGGGTTGAATGTTTCCGTTAACGCCTTTGCATCACCGATAGCATCCTTTAACTGCGCCACTCGCTTTGCCGCGTTGGTTGCCTGTGTGGATGCTGCGCCAAACTTATCAGATAAAGTCAGCACATCGTTTTGCGCCTCGCGTAACTGCTTTTTAAAGCTGCCAACGCTTTGCCCGGCTTTGTCTAAGCCTTCGACCTTTACCTCCGCTGCTACTACTGTTTTCATTATAATAAATTTGTTTTATGCCAAATCATTGATGACCCGGCGTAAATTGTAGATGTGTTACTTGTTACCGTTGCGCCTTGCAGTGTTATATTCCCCGGCGTTGCGCCGTTGATCACCCTAAATTCCCACCTGAAGCCAACCTCTACGCCGTTACCGGTTGCGAATGTTGAACCGAGCGTATTGATTGCCGTAATTAAGCTATTGGTTAAAGCGGTTGACAACGTACCGCCGCCCTGCTGTGCAAGCCCTTTGATAGTGCAGCCCGACGGTGCAGCAATGGCTAATTTCATTCCGCTTGTAGATGTAGCCTTACTTGCTGTACCGAATATTGAAACAACGTATGTTTCGTATGCGCCAATGGCAAAAGTTAGATTTGTGCTTACTGCGGTTGTGGATGATGTGGTAAAGTCTGCAGCAAGTGTTGCCGATCCATTTCTAACCGTGTCTGCCTTATCTGCTTTTAAATTTATCCGGTCGCTCAGGCTTGCCGTGTCCGATTCATCCAGCTTTGCAGCAAGTGCGGTTACAAGATCCGTCTGGTCCTCAAGTCCGCCGGTAATATCACCCCATGCAACCGATCCGCCTCCACCGCCTGATCCAATGGCCGCCCACTTAACCCCGTTACCGATATAAGCAGTCGAGCCAATAACCACAAGGCCGGTTTTGTTGACGGCAGTATCCGTTGGCGCAATAAAGGCGCTGTCTGCCTTAATCACTTTAGCCCGTAATTTCTTACCGAAGTAAACCTCTGTCGTGCCGACCTGCGCTGCCGCGCTTGATGAGATAAGTATTAATAAACCGTATAAATAACTTTTAGTAATTCGCATGTTGTTAATTCGCTTTTATTTGTATTGAAATCAACTATTTTAGAAATCCTGAACAGGCAGCCGTCTATGTAGATGAATTGCCTGAAGTTTAAATCGTAAATATCCTGCTCTGTTAATCTGAACTTTGCAGTAAGTAAACGGCTGTCCTTATCCGTAATCTCCGCCAGGTATGGCGAGTAGTATGCATTGAATAAGTTGTTAGACAGGTTGCCGGTTACAAGGCCGAAGTATAACTCCTTTGTTACGCCAAAATTCATATCCACCGTTGGCGCATCGGGATCGTTCAAGTGCCCGGCGTAGCCATAATCTGTTAATGTGGTAAGTACACTTGCACCGTCAAGTATATTCCATGATGATACACCGGTAATCTTTTTAACCTGCATAATCCTGATGTTATGCTCAATCGTATCTTCAAAACCACCATTGCCTGACTTTTTATAGATGGCCGGGTAAACTTTATCTGTACCGGCAGCGCCGAATAATGGCGAAGCGGAAAATATCACCTCCGCCGTTTCTGTATCCTTAGCGAAGTCATAAGCGGTATCATAAATGCGATCCCCGTACCCTTCGTTAAACTTTTTGCGGTAATCTTCGTTGTAGTAATCATTATCCTGTTTGAATTTGAATTGATAATACCGGGCGTTCAGTTCGCTCATTGGCTTTATCTTAATCGGGCTGCCCCTGTCTATTTTGCCTGACCAATCGGCGAAATCTGATAGTAAATAGAAATCAGGGTATGGCTCAATAACTAAATGCTTTTCAATAAACTTATCTTCCGTAACCATCAGGTTAAACATCTTCAGTATCGATGTAAAAAAGTCTTTCTGAAACACGCCTTTAGGTATCGTATCATTGACGATCATTTGCTCACCGATGGCCAATTCAATATATCCGGGAGGGTCTTTTTGTAGTAAAAATTCAGCTGAATCAATATTGATTAAACAATAGTTGAACGGGGCGGACACGGCAACAATAAGTACCTGTATAGTTTCACCGTTGGATATAGCAACGGATAATTCGAGGTCAAGGTTAAAGGCCGTTAGGTTTGCCTCCTGCGGGAATGCGTACTCCTCCTCGCCTCTTACGGTAAGTATCTTTATCAGCAATTGATCCCCACTTTGGGGCTTCTTAAATGTGCCCGATATTTTCAGCTTTGCTTTGGTGGTAGTGGGTGCAGGGTTTGTATAAGTGAATATTGAATTAGCACCGTTGGCGGTAAAGTTGTTCAGCGTTGCACCAGGGAATTGAAGTTCTAAAAACCTGACGCCAATAGCCGGTCCTATCGATTGCGTGGATGCGGTCTGCCCGTTTATGTAATCAGTTACCCCATTTTTAAATAATCCCTTTGAATTATTCGGTATAATTATCCTTTTGGCAAAATTAGAGTTAAGGAAATTCGATTCCCATGTATAACCGTTGCCCGTTATGATCTTATCGAGATACTCACGCAGGAATAGCGATGGCCTGAAAGCCGTGTATTGAAAGTTAATTTTATCCGTACTTACATTGCCGTAGTCGGCAAGGTTGTAGTAAATGCCTGAGCCGAAAGGCTTAGATAAGATAATCGTGAACGTGGATATTGTTTCGTTTACAATAGCTTCCGCAACCTCAATCTCTGTGTATCTATTCCATACGATGTTACTGAAATTGACAGCCACAACAGTATAAGCGCCATTGTTTGATGCGGTTGCCGATACGTCCAGTGTTGCACCAACGGTTACACTTGAAAGTACTTTATTGGTAACCTTTATTTTCTTAGTGGCAGCGGTAAATGTTGTTGATGTAGTGATGTTATAGGTAGATGCCTGATCCCAACTATTGACAATATTCGGCACGTTGTACGTGTGGTCGTAATCGCTGAAGTCCAAATCTTCCAGCCTCTTATTTGCCAGACGTGCGATAAACCCGCCCAGTTCACCAATGATTGAAAACTCATACTCAATGCCGCCTTTATCATTAATAATCTCGATCAAACGAAATACACCTTTGATAACCTGCATACCGTTTACCTCTAACCTGCACTTAGCCGCCCGTGCTGCGTTGAAATTATACCCGATATTGGCCTGCCCGTCAATGGTAAAGTTTGCATTGGTTATCTCGAATATATTACCAAGCACATCGTTATTGCGCTTAGTGCCGGGTAGGATACCCGTCTTTGACCACGGCGTAGCCTTGCTGTCAAGGTTCTGCAAATCATCAACCGCATAAGTGATGTAGTTGCTGAAATCGCTTACGTCAACCTCTGTATTCTCTATGAATAACCTTATCATCTTAATTGGCTATGCCTTGTTTGGTTAACTTCAAAATCAATTTCCAGCGGACGTAGGCGGTTGTTTACGAACTTGCTGTATTCGTAATTAGTGTTTTTAATGGTTACCGGGTAAAATAGCCCGTCTTTTTCAAGCAGGATCTGCGGCGATACTATCAGATCGGACAGCCATTCATATTCGGCGTCCGTCATTGAATCGGCGTACATCTTGTACATCCAATCGGTAGTATTAAAGAAATTGATCTTTGATTCGTAGTAGCGGTTTGATGCGCTCAGGTAGTCAACTGAATTGCCGTTGAACTTATGATCACGGGTTTGGTACGACTTCCTTTCTACGTCCATAGTCAGCTTGCTAACCAGGTCAAATCGGTGTGTATCCCATACATTCCAGCGGTTTAAAAAGTGAACGCGGTGTGCGTCATACATTGGGTTACATACCAAGTTTACCCTGAACTTATCAAAACTGTTGAACCATATATCGTAATATTCAACCGATTCGATTATGTCAAGGAAAGGGAAAAACCCGCTGACGCATGCGGACGGCCCCACGTTCAACTGTACCACCCCGGCCGGTGGCGTAAAAGGTGCGCCATCGACAGATTGAACAACTGCACCATTGCCATCGTATAGCGTGATGTGCGGCGTGAGTGTGGTGTCTGTCAAAAAGCCTATGAATAAATTATCGCCGTTAGTAGTGCTTGAATGAAATTTACCTTGAGCATTTGCGTATAACGGTCTATTAGTGAACCACTTGTTAACTTTATCGCTCATTCCGTCAACGCGCCTGCGGAATACGTTTGGCACCCACCCAAATGCGGATACTTCTCCGCTTGCCATATTTGTAGTAGTTACGCCGCTCACATCCTCGCCAACTTCGATACGGTATATTAGCCCGCATTGCCCGGACATATCCGGCTGCGCTACTATGATTGATGAATTGATAGGCTCAAACCATTCGTATGTCATGGAGTTACGCAGCACAGGGCCCGCATCAAAATAGGCCTTACCTGTTCCCGGTTCGGGAACTTGCTTGATTCTAACCTTTTGTACGCCGTTAACATATAGGTCAATGACATATTTAAAGTCAACTGAACCGGATGCATCGCTGGTCATTACGTGCCAAAGGTCATCCTGCACGGTAGGTTTATTCGTAGGATTTGTATTAATCGTGATCATTTTCTGTTTAGCTTTTCAAGGGTAAAAATTATATCCCTGCCAACGGCCTCACTCATTTTCAATTCAAAGTCTTTAAATGTTTCCTTTATGGCATCGGTGAAGTAATGGGTGGCCTTGATACCGTACGCCTTGATGAGAAATACCAATTGATTCGTCTTTACATCAATCAGGCTTAACCCTTTGCGCTCCCGCCCAATACCCAGGGCTTTATCTCTTTTCCTTACCACCGTTTCAATCTTAGCTTTGCCTGTCTGAATATAGTTGGCAATGCTGCGCCTGCCTTCCTTACTCATACCGTATGTCCTGTATTGGTACGGGCTGCCGGGTGCATTGGCGGAACTCTTTACACCCTTAACACCTTCATTGGGGTAGTCGAAATAGTCGGGTAATATGATTTGCAGCGTATTATCACCAACTACCTGAAACCTCATTTGAGTAAGCAAATCGCCCGATGCAACCACCTTGCGGTCATTGGCGATGCGTGATAGTACAAGTTCAAACTCAGCCCCGTATTGCGCCAGTACCTTTTGACTGATGCCGAGCTGCACAGGTGCGCCAATAGCTTCGTTTTGGCTGTCCAAAAACCCGCTACTTATTGCTTGTGCCTGAGCTTCTGCGATACTGATCGGCATCGAATTGTTGTTTAAGTTTTAAATACAATAGGTCATTCAAAAAGTGTATCACGCCGAGGCTCCAAACCTGTTCAATAGATATTCTTTCAAAGTCTGCGACCATCTTGGCATTATAAACCCATCCAAAATGTTCGACGAATTTGTTAGGGCCTGCTCCGCCTCCGCTCTCGTTATCCCCTTGCTTATCATTTGCTTCACCAAATAAGGCCGGGAAACTTGCATTGATACGCTGAATAGAGTGTAAAAAAAAACCGCTGCATGATACGCAGCCTCGAAATTTAACCGCTCGAAGTCCTGCGCGATGTCCTTGCGATCTCTTTCGAACTTTACAAACTTGAACTTTCGAAAGGAGAAGCGGATCGGCGTGGCGATGCTGGCCATGATCTTGTGCAGGTTCTGAACCACGTCTTTGCCATAGTGCAGGTTATCAACGTAGATAGCCGCGTTATTGTCCTTAGTGATCTCGTAGTTCATCCGGTATATCCTGCCTTTACAATACACGATCTTGCGGGGCTTGCCGGTGTACAGGCTCTTAGCTATTATATCAAATTGCTCATTGATAAGCTGGCAGTACTTATTGAAGCGTGCCATGCCCATATTTTCAACCTTTTCAGGTGTCTTGCCTGACATAACGCCCACCATGCGGATAGACTTGTCGAATGTGTCTGCGTCCGTTTGGTTGATGCCTTCCTGCCCGATAAAATATAACTCTTGGAATTGTCGTATGGTCATACCATACTATATACAAAATAGGCCGCTGTGGATTAGATCACGTAATACTGCCCGTAGCCCTTATGCTCGATCCTGCACTTATTGGCGAGCGCCAGGGCGTTAACGCAGTCATCGTGGAAGCCTTGCGGCGCATTGTAGCGGACGCCGGTAGCCGTGAATTGATACTCAAATATTTCTAACTCATCCTTGATCACCCCGGCAGGAAAACCGATCTCGCCTTTATGGATTGAGGATGCAAGGCTTTCCATTAACTGCTGCTTGCTGGTGGATGTGTACTTAAACCCATGCATTGCCGTGAAATGCTTTTGCAAATCCTCAACAATGGCATCGCCAACGCCGGTACTGTCAATAACGATAGGCTTATTCTTTGGTATGATTTCAATGATAGTCTGCTTAGTCTGCAGCCAATCCTTTTGGAAGCGCAGGTGTTTGGCCGTATCGCCGTTCTTATCCATGCCATGTATAACCGTCCAATCCACCGACTTAGCCAAATCTATGCCCCAATACTCAACAGGCAGGCTGCTAATAATCTTAGTACACTTGTTTATGTGTTCAGTACCGAACGGATTAGCGGCGTTCTCCATAGGATTGGCCATGTACTCCTGCTCAAATACGCTATGAGGTAGCTGTGCCCGTGCCGCATCAATCTCAGTCGGATCAATGTGCGGGTTATCGTATGTAGTGAATTTGAATGACTGCCAATCCTGTTCCCCGCTATTGCCTTTCATGTATAGCGAATAAAAGAAGTTCCGGCCCCGTGGCGTCGAGAGAAACAGTGCCTTGCCCTTATAATCGGTAAGCGTTGGACGTATTGAGTTATTCCAGCCTTCCTCCAAGTTAGGAATGAAACTGGCCTCATCAACTATGACCTTGTGAAACTTTAGCCCACGCATGGCATCAAGTCGCTCCCCTGTAAAGAAACGCACTGAACCACCGGTGATGAAATTGAGTAATAAATCCGATTCGTTTTTACGATAAACTTCACTCGGCAGGTTCTTTACCATCTCCTGAAAGAATATTTTACCGAGCTGATAGGTGGGTGTGATGTAGGCAATGTGCTCCCGGTTGATACCGCTGTCAATGCTGATGTCCTGACTGATCAATGACTTGCCAAACCTGCGGCCACACATCATTACCCGGAAACGTGCCGGGCTGTCAAGTACCTGCTGTTGTGCCGGATGCGGCTTAGATAGTTTAATTTCAACCCTCACGCTTTACGATTATTTCGCTGACCTCGTGCTTGTTTTCCGTCTTTTCAACCAGGTTGTTCAACCGTTGTGTTATGGACGGGTTGTAGATGCCCGCCATGCCTCCCTCGATCTGATCCCCACGTATTTCCTTACGGACACGCGAACAGACGGCGAGATAATCCGTGTATCTGCTTTCGTAGTTTGCGAAGTAATGGCTAAGATCACCGTTCAATCCCTCCCCGTAAACGTATCTCTCAAAGCCTTCCATAGTCAACGGCCTTTCCTTTTCCCTGAATACCTGGTCGCCATATTTACCTACCCAATCCTTTTGCTTGAATGGATTCTCTTTGGCCCAATCCCGGTACGCCTCGAACAGCTCCCACATCCTTTCCGGTGTTTCTATGTACTTATGCTTTGCCATACTAATTCCCTTTTATTGTTACCGTTGCCTCTACCCCAAACAGCCCGTTTTCGGACGATGATATAAATTTGATGTCAGGAATATACCCATTGTCTTTATTAAAATCTATAATTAGATTTCTGATGCGTTGCGCTAATTCAGATAAAGCATCTTCTGTTTCTTCCTTTGCAGTTTTAGTTAACATGTGCTATTGATTAAATGGTAAATAATAATTTCTGGTCTTATCGTAATGCTCGCACCACTTAGTGTACTTCTCACCCGCTATTGCCAGCCCCTCGTCTTTCATCTTCCGGTATTCGGACGTATCGCCAACATCGTGCCCAATGTGTTCAGCCTTCATATTTGGCAGGTAGAAGTTATAAAACCCGGCTTTAGTTGCCCGGTATCCGTAGTCGCTGTCCTGCATACCGTATGGGTCGTGGTCCTCGTTAAAGAAACCTATCTTTTCAACTACTTCAGCTTTTATCAATACATTGCCGAATGGCATAAATGTGGGATGCATGCCGTTAATATCTTTTTCAGGCAATGCTTCCACCGTATGAATACCAATGATACCAGCGTTATCGTATATCGTAGCGTGGACCATAGCTTTTAACCAGCCATCGGGCATAGTTATATCATTAGCCATTGTAACAAATGCGTCGTATTTTGGCCAAAAGCAACGTTTGAGTCCTTCATTTATCGCCCTTGCCACTCCTTTTACATCAATCGTAAACAGGTCAAACGGATGCCCGGCGTTGGTCAGGTTTTTTAACGCGGCGGACGTGTGGTCGTGCCGCATGTAGTCGAGAAATATAATGGCTACTTTCATAATATTTCAATTTCTTTTTTAACATCTTGCCAATATTCAATATGCGTAGGCCCTAAAGTAAGGTAGCCGCATTCCAAATGCTTTAGTGCGCCGCTCCGTAATATTTCATCGCAAAGTAACGTTGCTAATTCCTTTGCCGTATGGTAGTAGCCTGTATTATTTATGCTGATAGTATTGAATGCGCTATCAACAATAGCCTGCGCTTTTTCTTTTGGTGTCATATCGTTTCTTTCATGTTTATTGTGTACTCAGGATGGCAGTCATTCGGGCCGATGTCCTTTGCCGGGTTGCCTGCGTATTTCCTGAATGGCTCAGTTATTAGTTTTTTGGTTACGACAGCACCCATGCCGATCATGCAGCCCTGTTTAATTATTTGCTTTTGGTGGATGACAGCGTTAAGGCCGATGTTAGCGCCTTGTTCTACAAATGCATGACCGCCGACTTTAGCGCCGCAAGATATAGTTACATTGCTACTTATTATCGCATCATGTCCGACGTGGCTATGCTTCATAAGGTAACACCCGTTTAATATTGTTGTTGGTGATCCTGCGCCGCTATCAATTGTAACAAGGCCGGTAAGCCTATTGTTATTTCCAATATGCACATTGCCTGACTTTGCTTCTTTCCCTTTCCACTCAGCAGGAAACCCAATAACGCAATACGGGCCAATATAGTTACCTGTGCCCATCCTTACGCCTTCAGCGATTAATGCCGTCGGGTGTATTTCATTGCCGGGGAATCTACGCTTGTTTTTCATAATTCTACGCACATGGCTTTTACGTTATTAATATCCTTTCCTTTACTCCATTCCATGAATGAATGCCAGTCGGCAAATTTTAGCTTGTCGTTGTTATACTCAATCCCTATTACCATACCATCTATAAATTGTAGTTAGAAATTCAGCGACACACGCGCCGCAGCTTTTGTTATACCGGTAACCGGGATCAGCCAATTCTTTATAAGCCGTTTCAAGTTCTGCCTGTATATGCAAATGAAAATTTACCAATTCGCCTGTGCGCTGGAAATAGTCATGGATATGCTTATGCGTTGCAAAGACTTGCAAATGCTGCCCGTCTGCTGATGTTAATGTTTTCAATACTGTATTTTGCTTTTGCCCACTCATATAATTTATTGCCCATATCCTCGCGGGCCTGTTTATCATTTATTAAGTAGTTCAGGTGCGTAAACCAATCCTTTTGACTGTTCACCCACAGAACCGGCGCGTCTTTATCCTGGTTGTACGGCGCGACGTTCGACACGATAACCGGGATATGTTTGGCGGCAGCTTCCAATATCTTCAGGTTAGACTTGCAGGCGTGCCAATCTGAATCCTCAAGCGGTATGACCATAATATCCGCGTTCTCATACATCTGCATGTAGTTGGTCGGGCCTGTGCCGTGTAACTTCATGTATGGTAGCTTGCCGCCTACTGTGAATGACGAAAACATCCTTTGCCAAATGCTTTTGGTATATTCATCACTATCATTCCACCCGCCCAGTACCATTTGAATCTTATCCGCCTGTCCAATCAGTTTCTTAAACGGATTTTTAAGCATTGCAAGGTCGTGCTCATGCGTTATACTGCCCGCCCAAAATATTCGTACCCGGTCTGATTCCCGCCTTTCATCCGTAAACTGATTGCGGCCAAATGGTAGCCCGTTTGGTATAACCACTACATTGCCATTCAATGGCCGGATCTTAACAGCAAGGTTTTCATTGGTAACAGTAACCATGTCCGCGTGCCTGATATTGTTTTCAATACGTTCTGCCGTGGCCTCGTACTGATAATGTAACAGGTGGTTAGGTGGTAGCCGCCAATGATCGTCCATGTCAATAACTACCTTGCACTCCATTATCTTTTTAAACTCATCCCAATCGTGATCATAGTTCGACACACGGTTGTATAAAACAATGTCAGTGCCGGGTATCTTATCAGGTGTGATAAAGTTGGTTACATGGCCGTTAATGTTTTCCATGAAGCCAAGAGGTAGTAGTACCCTGTGGTAACCGCATCCGCTTCCCTGGTTACTCAGTCCGATAATTTTCATGCAGCGTTTATATACTATATAAAAAAAGCTGCACTGTGGATGACTACTTCACCTTATTACCTATAAACCCTGCACCGAAGCAAAATGCCAGCACTTGCGGCACGATTAGCGGTGTTATGCAAAGAACTATTGCGATCCAAACCGATAGACACGTTACGCAGTCCAGCGGCTTGATTCTCTTTGTATGTGGTATTTCAAACGCCTTTTTAATGGCCCGGTCAATCATTACGATATTGATCAGGTAGTAAGCGGTTAAAAAGGCGGCTATTGGAATGATATACATTTTATGTCTTTTTGTACTTTTTTCACTACATCGCAAACGTGATCAATGGGAATGCCGTAGTACCTTGATACGGCCCTGCGTGATCCTAATTCTATAAAGCGGTTAAATATCCTGATCTCGTGGTCCTCGTGCTTGTCTGCCGGTACACGGTCAAGATATTGCTTTGCTTTTGTTGCGACGGATATTGGTATTGAAGTCAGCGGGCGCAGTGAGTAAACGTAATCCTGAGCCTGCTTAATGTCTGACTTCCTATACTTCCTGTAAAACTGTGATTTTTTTGATGTAACCATTAGCCAGGCGGTGCGCATGGCGTAGCGGAGTAGATTGTCTTGGGCAAATAATGCGGATACTTTTTCACACGGATGTTCCAGTAAGGAAACCGCTATCTCTTGTCTGAGGTCATCCCGGATAGATTCAGGTTTTATCTTCTGAATCAGGTTGATCACATCCGGGTGGTTGTACACTTTCGTTACGATCTCGTTGCAATCCTGCATACTTGATTATTATACGTTTTAATTCTCCATAGGTCAAATGATGGATAAGGTTCTCAATGCGACCCTTGATGTTTAGTTCCTGCTTTAAAAATTCATCTATATCCATCTTACCAAAGTTACGAAAATTACAATACTTCAAACTATTTTGAAAATTTTATTTTACCACATTGCCGATCCATGTCGACCTGGTTAAATACCTGCCCGCCTTCGCCGTTGTGTATGTCATGGGGGTTAAAATTTGGGGTTAATTAATTCAGGGTTTTCGTAGATGTTGCCGATAACAAGAAGGCCATCATCATAAAAACCAACCTTTTTTGTTTGCGTAATCTTTGCATCAACGCCAATGAATTGTTTCCCTGGAATATGTTCCGTTGCTGATATATTCCAGAATTGCCTATGTTGCCCGTTTGGATAAAGTAACCAGCATGGATTTGCTTCTTGCCGCCATTTGATTTGAAATATACCTTTACTACCTTGCGACCATGCTTCAACAATATCTCCTTCATAAATTTCTTTCCCATTTTTATCCTTTAATCCAATGTATTGCATCAATTTTGCGTTTTCAAATGATTCCATTTCAAGGCACTTATTAGGAGGATCGCTTCTGTCATATTGATTGTCATTCCATGAAATATATTTGTTTGCAAAATCAATAAATACAACATCTACCATATGCCCCCTGACAAATGCCCTGTATTTTATTTCTCTGTTCATCTCTCTTAATTTTTAATGGTTACTTAATTGATTGGTGGGCGGGGGAAGATTTAAAAAGGAAGATCGTCATTGAATACTGTTTTAGATAAAATTTCCTCTGCGTCCTCGATTTGTGCAAGGGTATGATTGCGCCTATCGCCCACAACCTTTTTCGCATTTTCGATGGTGTACTGCGACATTCTTTCAATTTCGCATCTTCTCTCTACAAATTCCTTAGCCTTGTCAAACACGCTGGATGCCTTTTCGCCTTCGCCAACTTCCATTTCAATTTCGATTTTTACATTTTCATAATTGCCTTTTGAGATTAGTCGGCTGTAAGTGATTTTTGTTGCTTTCATCTTTATATTATTTAATTGGTGATTGATTGGGTGGGGAGGGAAGCGATGTACCTATCTTCTGAAAGTGCGGCGAATTTCTTCCCATTGCTCAGGCGGAAATTTTGAAAGTATTGCATCCTCTTTTATTTTTTGCAGCCTGTTATTTTCTTTATTCCTTTTATCTTGTTCTTCCCACCTGATACGAGCCTGCTCTTTTTCAATACTGCTTTCAATTTCCCATGCAGCGCAATCCCATTCGGTTGTTTTACCTACCGTAACAGATACGCCATTTCTAAATTCAAATACAAATTCGTACTCATCAAAAGAAACTTTTTTAATTTCCAAGGTGTCTATCATTTCCTTAAGTTCGTATGATTCCATTTTATTATGTTTTAAGTTGTTATAAACATCTTCCCTTCTGTCCGTACAATGTGCCGGACTTTAGCTTGCGGTAGGTCATGGGGTGGGGTTAAAACGGCAAATACTCAACTCCTTTTTTTCTATGGCTTTCGTATGGTTTAAAATACTTTCTCCTTATGCCGTATTTTCTTTTTATTAAAGGTTTTGAATTATACCTTTTGACATGAATAAATGTTTCTGTTATATTCCAATAACACTCCATATAATAATCAACAAAGTGCCAATGGCTATTTTGTGTTACCCTAAGCATCCTTTGTATTGTATCTTTTTCCATCCTTCATTATTTTGCGCCTTGCGGCTGGTGGTTAAATAAATAATCTATTATCTCGTCAAACGAATTGCCTACGAAGTAGCAGCCCGTCCACTTGTCTTTAAACTTAATTTCATCCGGC